ATATTGCTCTATTACGTTCTTCATTACCCTTAGATATTTTGTCTATTAATCCTTTTTGTAAAGCTTGATTTACATCGTTTGTTCCATCGTAAACATTTTTAAATGTAATATATCTTACGGCTTTTGGATTTTCTGGTGTTCTTTTAATTCTTTTACCGTTTCTTGTTCCATCAGGTCTTAATCCACCAACATGATAAGCTGAATATAACACAGCATAATCCATTGGGTTTATTGTTTTATATTCAGGATGATCTCTTTCAAACTCTTTCATACCATACGTAATAACTTGTCTATTTACTTGATCTAGTTCTTCATCAGTAAGTGCAAATGCCATATCTTTATTATGTTTTTTTCTAGCAACTTGTCCTCGTAATCCAAGATAAGGTGTAAGTTTTTCAATTAAACTTTTAGAAAATCCGTAATTTTGTAATTCTTTTATTCCTTGTCTTCCTAAATCAAAACCTAAACCTAAAGTTAAACCACTTTTATCTTCTTGTGTTATAGGAACATTACCTCTTCTTGGATCAACTTTAGGACTTATTTCTATATCAGTTAATAAATCGTAAGTTTCTATTTCATTTTCATTTTTTAATTTTAAATTTTTTAGTCTGTCTCTTATAAAGTCTCTAAAATTAACTTTTATCTTTTTTCGTTCAAATTCGTATTTAGAATCCTCTAGCTCTTTTTCAGTTGGCTCTCTTTTTGGGACAGGACTTGGCTTTTTAAGTTTGTTTATAAAGCCTTCTATTAATTCTCTTAAACCTGCAACTTGTGTAGCAGTATCCTCTTCAGATTCTTTTTCTACAACATCACCACTTGCTTTAGTTATAAAACCACCACGATTAGCTTGTTGTTGTGCTTCTTGTTGTCTACGTTCTACTTCTTTTTTACCACGATTATTTATCTTTTCTAATTTATCATAGCCTATCTCTTCAGCTATTATTCGTGGTACGTAAACTTCATTTCTGGATACTGCGAGTTGAACTCTTCTCTTTATAGGTATTTTAGGGTTTCCATACTGAATGTCAACCCCTTTTTCTCCTAAACTATCAATAGCTTTTAAAATCATATCAACAATATCTTGTCTACCTGCAAACTGAGCAGCAGGTGCGTTAATAATAAAATCGCCCTCTTCTGCTTCCATTGGTATATCATCTGCGATAGTCTGTTGTTCAGTAGCATTGTTCTGTGGTGCAATAAATCCTGCACCTTGAACTATTTGTGATACAGGTTTTACGGTAGTGCCACCCTCTTGCTTTGGAATTTTTCCACCTTTTTTAAAATCAAAACCCCCAGTTGGGTCATCAAATCCAAATCCTGCATCACCTGTTTCTTGATTAACATCAGCATTAATATCTGTAGATTGATTAAGATCACTATAATCTTCACTATACACATCAGATGTAAGAGTTTCACTAAATTTACTTCCAGCATCGACCTGTGATTCATATATGACACCAGATTCTCCCTCTTGAAAACCCCCTATTAGTCCTGTTGGATCACCAAACTCAACTTCTGTAGGAGTTAGAGAAGGAATGTCAGGAACTGCATAGTCTCCGTATTGATAATCAAATGTAAATTGATTCATAGGATCAACATAATTATCTACCATAGATTCTAAAGTAGAAATAACTTGGTTTGGAGCTTCTATCTCCTTATTGTGTACACCATTTAACAAACTTTGAACTTCTGATAGACTTAAATCATATATGTTTTTTGTTGCAACTCCTCCTCTAAGACCAGTGGTAGCTATACCTCCTCCTGTAGTCTTTATCATTTTTCCTTCACTATCAGTAACAAAACCTGCACCTCCTACATTTGTTTTAAAAGCAAGAGTGACTCCGTCTCCTGCTAAAGCTAATCCTGTAGTTCTTGCATCAATCCCCCCTGCTAACCTTACAGTGCCACTTTCAGGATTATAATCACCCATACCTGATGATGGATCAACCAAAACTCTTTGTCTGCCTACATCGTATTTTACATTTTCTTCTGATAATCTTTCAATGTCACCATACATTCTATACGCATAATCCTGCACTAATCCATTTTCTTCAGCATATGTAGCAGCTTCTATGGCAGTAGAAAAAAATCTACCATCAAATGCAATAGGCCCTGATATATTCTCATGGGTTACTCTACCTTGAAAAGATGTTATATCCACTGGTAATCCAGTTGATAAATCTATCGCAGTAAATGCTGAATATCCTTTGACTCCCTCTGCAGCTCTTGTTGCATCTCTTATTTGTACTTGTTGTAGTTTTTCTCCTACTTTTTCAAAAGCATAAGCCATAGGAAGTCCCATAGTTTGTGAAATTATGCCTTGTAAAACAGGTTGATTTATAGCTCTGATAGCTCCTGATACTGGGGATTGTGCCACTATCGTTTTTGGAGAAAAAGCTTTTTTTAAAGTGTCACCCACTCTAACTATAAATGAATCGTCTGGGTTAGGACCTCTTAATTGTGGGTTTAGTTCGAGATTTGTAAGTCTTCTAGGAAAATCTTGTTCAACAAACGGAGTAGCAGATCTATCTCCTTCAGTGTCTTCTGCAAAAGCTACTTCAGCAGTTGCAATAGGAGTTTGATTTTGACGAGCCAATTCAGGTTCAATAAACAAACCACCACCAAATGCAGGATCAGAATAAATGTCTGGTTCGTATCTCGTGCCTTTGCCAAAAATATCGTCAGACGTTATAACATTAAGTCCGTCACCCCCTGACTCTTGTTCAATTACTGTTTGTTCACCTCTAGTTATATTTCTTGCTACAGAAAAATCACCTAAATTTTGAACATTACTTTGTATAGTTCTGCTTTCGGTTCTAATATCACCTTTATATTCATACTTATTTGTTTTTAAATTAAATACACCGACCTGATCATTAGGTAACCTTATTAAAACAGCAGGTGTATTATCTTGACGAAGTTCCTCTAAAACTCTTTCAGCAGTTGATTTTTTCTTTTGTCCAAACAACTGAATTTGTTTTTTTTGTACGTCTTCTAAAGGTGGATCTACTCGTGCCATTAATTACTCTTGTTGCTCTTCAGGGACTGAAGTGTTGCCAGTAAAACTGCTTTCCCCTGCAACTGGCGAAGTTCCGACTCCGATGTTGCCACTACCATCGCCTTGTACACCAAGTCCTGTTGGTGGTTTATCCATTCCTCCAGAGCTTGCCATGCTGTTGGGTTGTTGATCAGGGGTTTGAGCTTGTTGTAATTCATTTAGACCTCTTAATATTTCTGCAAATATCTTTGCTTGATTTTCATCGTTTACTAAACTATCTGGGTCTATGTCTTGTGCGATAGCTAATTCTCTAATTAAGTTTGGTATCTTAACAAAAGGAGCAAGCATAGGATTAGACACAGTTTGTAACAATGCCGTTAAACGTTGACTGCGTACTTCTTTTTGCATAACTGCTGCAGTTCCTCGTGGTTTTATTTCTAAGTCCCCTACTATATCAGGTGAATCATCATTAAACTGCATGTTCCACTGAAAATATGCTTCTCCTAAAGGTTTAAGGAGATAATCATCTATATTTTTTATAACTGTTTTCATTGACAGGTTTGCACCACCCATCAACATTGATAGTCCTGCAGCCGTTCTGCCAGTTCCTGTCACACCTGTTTGTCCGTGAAGTATCGATGGTATACCTGTTTCTTCATCTGCAAGCTGTCTTGATAACTGATACATCTGTATATTTTCTGGTGCAGTGTTTGGAAACTTTAATCCATTAATAGCTGTGCCAGTCACACCAGACTGCCGTCTGAATATTTTACCGGGGAATATATCCATGTTTTGACCGGGGACTAAACTTGCTTCATCCACATCAAACACAAGATTACCTGCTAATGCTAAATTATCTATAGCCATTCTCATGTGTCCATTCATAAGTAACTGAGCATCTTCCATATTTTCTGGGACACCAGTTCCAAATATTTGATAAGGATTCACTTCATATGGAAATACGTGAAAAGGTATTCTTGCAGGTGTAAACGGATTAAGAACAAATCTAATTACTTCATTACCACACACCCAGACATTTACTTGGAGTTGATCCATATTACTTATATCTTGATCGACTAAGCCTTGCGTACCATCAAGAAAAGATTTATCCATCACTCCCCAATACTCTAAGACTTCATATCTGTTTTTGTTGTAATTAGGCTCTGTTTCATCATCCCTAATAGTATCTTCATAATATTTATCTTGATAATTAGGACCTTGTGCTATTACGTTATCTATTGCTTCAATATTAAAATAAGGATATTTAGCTAAATTACGTAGTTGTTGTCTGTTCATACGGTGTCTTTGTATAACATACTCACAATCATCAGATTTTACTGCTGATGGATCTGGAAAAAAATCCCAACATGATACAGATTCTATTTCAGGACATATCATTTCTTGTGGCATGTACATGCGTTGTCCATTTTCATCTCTTATCCACTTATGTAATCTTTTGCTTTTAAGCATTGGGCCTTTTATTACCCCAGTTCCTAAGAGTATTTGCTCAAATATACCATTACGTAACACGTTTACTGCACCTGTATCGGTAAGTTGATCGTGTATTTCTTTTTCCATATTTAATGCTGCTTCTTGTGCAGGACTTATTTGAGGTTCACCTATTTTTGCAGGGCCTTCTGCTAATGGTGTGCCTTCATACTTTTCTTGTAAACCACCTAAAAAATCCATAGCTCCGGGTTGAACTTGTCTACCGTCTCCCGGAAAACCATAAGGATCTAAAGGTTGTTGCATCTGATCTAAGGGTGTTTGCATGTGAGCAAACTCTGCTATGCCCTCTGGTACAGGTGTAGGTTCAACAACTATTGGAAATTTTTTATTTGCAAAAAGAATATCAGTTATTTGTCCAAACGCTGCAAGAACTTTTGTTTTTGTTATTCTTAAAAATACTCGTGAACGTTCAGAATCTCTATACTGAGTTGTTGAGTCGTATATTCCTCTAAAGTTTTTGTAAGCTTTAAGCCAACGTTGTTCATGGGTATATCGACCATCTTCAGCACTTTGAAACTTATCTTTTACATAACCAACAATACCAAGAAGTTCCTCTTGGGGGTTTTCTATACTAGCTACGGTATCATCAGGTGGTTGC